TGATTTTTCCTGCGTAAACTTTTGTTCCGGAAGCCCATGTTGAACCTAGCCTGATTTCATAACCTGCAATATCAGGGTCTACATCAGGATCATTTTCGTCCCATGTCAGTTTTAGAATATCCAGTTCCTGAGCGGCAGTGAATCCGGTCACGTTTGCCGGCGGATCGCTTTTTCCTGTCAGTGTCAGAATAGAAGAAGAAGCAGGCGGGCCTTCAACGGTGAATTTACTCACGACATTGACCCTGACCTGAACCTTGCTGGCCGAAATTGCTTTAATCAGATGTTGTTCCTGGTCAGTACTTCCATCTAGGATCCAAGAACCAGACTCATTGATCTGATAATAGACATTTACTGCCTTAAACCATCGGAATTCAGGAATGGTGAATGTTACTGGAATATCTGTCAAAACAGTGCCGTCATTCAGTTTGTAAGTGTTTTCTGAGATGGCCACACTGGTGCATTGCGGAATTGTGTATTCGTTTACACTATATGAACCGTTTAAGAATCCTGTTTGATTACCAGTTGTATCAAGACCTTGAATCTGAATGATGTGATTGCCCGGAGATCTAACTCGATGCTTGAAACTTCTTTCGGTGATTCCCACCTGGGCCACTTTGACATTGTTCACCAAAACAACTGCGCCACCATATGATTCACGAGGAATATCCCACGTGATATCGAGATTTCCATTGCCATCATTATCCCACTCAAACTCAATGGCCAAATTAGTTACTTTTGGCAGTGGAATGGAATAACTGATAGTTGGGACAGTCATAGATTCAGAGTAAACTTCTGGATAGTATTCTATCGCTGAAATACTGCACATCAAATCGCCTTCACGAGTCATTTTTAGCACTCTGAACGGTTTGGCATATATATTTTCTTCCCCGAAAGAATAGACATCATATTGTACAGGGATTTGCGTCCATGGAGCGGTCAATGTGAATGTATCTGTTGATTCGGTGGTAACGATTGGGGCAATTGTGACGGTTTCTAGTGTGTCGTCCAAATGCCTAACCATAATCTGATAAGTCTTGCCGATTTCCACAGACACTTCTTTGTCCAAAGTCACAGTGTTGGAAGTTGCACCAACTAGCCGGCCGCCTTCACCCCATCGAGGGACATCGTGTTGTACCAGAACAACATCGCCAACCTGACAAGCCACTGCATCCACATCAGTGGAAAATCCCACAGTTCTTTTCAGATATTTATTGAGTCGCAGACGGTATTTTGCTTCACGATAGACTCTTCTGTAGTCCGTAATTCCCGGAAAAAATACTTGCGTTGAATTGATCTGTTCAGCAGTGTCATAATCTTCATCATAGACAATAAGCGTATCTCGTTGAAAATCTTTATCTTCGTTGATGAATGAGGCTTCAATTGCATTTGCTCTGTTGTCCATGGACATGTATTCGCAAGTGAAAGAATCCTTTTGGATGTTTCCAACAGAAAAAAGTTGAACCGGATCAGAAACCCCGTCCCAGATACATGACCATTTTGTGCCTTTTTGAACGACAGCGCCTCGGCCGATTAAGGCGATTTTCTGGACTTGTGCCCATAGATCATTTGCGACATCGATTATACAATTGGCTACACAGCGTTTTTCTCCATCAACTAAAGTATCACAAAAATCCGCCCAGTTTGAGAAATCCTGATATTCGAGTTTCGTATGGGCATCTCCGTGGATGATATACTCAAAAAGCCCTGTATTGATGTTTTTCAGATGTCTAGCACGATGGATGGCATCATACACGATCCACGCCGGATTATCTGCCGCTTTTGTAACATATGCACCTAAATCAGGATCATAAACATTCACTGTAGATCTAGTTTGTGTCCAAGAAATCCTTGGAATCGAACCAGACAGTTTACTTGTAGCAAGTGCTTTCAATCCAAGAAGAACACGACCGGGACGAGAAAAATCGTCGTAAATGATAGATGTCAATTGAGACCATACAATATCATTAATGTATCGGCTTGTGGTTCCCTCTACACTGTCGATGAGTAATTGGACTTCGTATTGCGCAGCAGGAAGATCATCTATTCTGAATGCTCGTCTTACCGAACCTTTTTTTGACGCTTCAATGGTCCATGTGTCCCAGTTTGTCCAGGAAGGTGCACCAGCAATTCGATACTGCGCTTGGACTTTTACCCAAGAGGTCTGCATATCTCCATTGTCTTTGACATAACCAAGACCAGATGGGAGTTCCAGCGCAACTTCGATACCTTCCACGGCATTTCCATCTGTTGTGTAATTTGTCCAAACTGAATCATCGAGTTCGATATTGATTGCCTGGTCAGAATAAGTATCACCAAAACCCGGAATCACAGTTTGGTCATTGGTTCCGAGTCTGGTTAGAACTTCAACCTCTGCAGAGTAAGACATGTCTGAAAGTCGTGTCCACTCGCAATAAGCGTTTCCGACTGCTGCAATCTGTGTAACTCGAATGTCATACAATCCAGACGGTAAATCGTCCTTCCGGAAAGTGTATGAAAGTGGAGTCGTTCGGTTTCCTGAGTGAGTTCAATCAAACAAGGAAATCCAAGTCGAATCAGAATTTAGTTTATATTCAACATGGATGTGGCTGGTTGCTTTTGTTCCACTCCATGTGGTCGAGTAATAAAGACCATTTGGATATTTGATTTCAATGTCAAACCCGGTGCAAGTGCTGCTCGTTTGTTTTATAACAGGAGTCGCTGATAGCGATTCAGTAAAATTGCTATCACTTGAGCCATCTCCGACATTGGCTAGCGACTCAATAGAATTTCCATTGATCTTTACATCTGATATTGAATCAATTGGACCTTCGCCACCACAGAGAAGAAGATTCAGAAATTGTTTGTCACCATTCGTCGAAACGTGCTGGCTGACAATTTGACCACCTTGCATCCGGACGGTCCCATAAGTGACAGGAATTGCTTTGCCCTGACTATCTGATGGTTGCCCTCGATCCCACTCATAGGAATTTTCCCATGCTGAGCCCTCGATGCCGGGCATATCAATTTCAGGTGTTTTTCCCACACCTGATAACAAACTTCCGCCGAGCATCATTGCAGCGCCAAGCAACAATTGTTTGCCCATGGTTTTTCCGAAGAAGCCGCCGATGGAACCAAAGCCACCAAATGCGACTGCGGTCAGCGCGATTGTTGCAAGAATTTTCAGCGGGTTTTTTCCGCCTCCACCTTTTGCGACAATTGGAAGAACGCAAAGGTAATCATCGTGAAATAATTTGCCGATTCTGATTTGTTCCTGGTCAATCAAAAATCCATTGTGGGAAACATGCCAATCATCAATGTTAAATTCCTCGTCGAAATTATCGGTGAGGTGTTCCAGAATCGTTTTTGTAGTGTCATCTCCAAGAGAAATGAACACACGATCTGATATATTGAATGGATTTCTGATTATTACTAATTTCATGCTGCTACAACCCTTTATTCAAGCTAGTTTTGAAAGTCGATGTCGTGAGATGCGATTTAAGGCCACAAAGTTTGATTTTAAGACCTAGAACACCTTTGACCATTACTTTCGCCTTCCAAAAATTTGCCGTTTCATGGTTTTTCAACTCCTTGTGTGTAAAATCCTTCAATTCGGTTTTTCCACATCGGGGAATCAATCCTCTCGACAGTGACTCCGATTTTTTCTCTTGTGTGAATGAACTTTCCTCCGCCCAAATACACGCCGGTGTGATTCCAACAATCTGGTCGGTTAAATCTCATCACAACAATTGAAAGTGGAGGGGCATCTTCGTGATTGTGTCGTTGCCACTTTCCGGAAGCAGTTTCTAATTCGATTTCTTTTGAAATCAATTCACATTCGTCTGATGAAATTTTGTAATCTTGTAATTTGATTCCGGCTCGTCGGTAAATTTCCAGTACAAGACCCCAGCAATCGAATCCTTTTTTAACACTTCGGCCGCCATTGACAAACGGAGTTCCTATTAGTTCGTAAATATCAAACAGAAGCATATAGACCACCCAGAGGAATCCCCGGCTCTCCTTTGAATCTGACAGAGTTTCCTCTTTCACGACAATCAACAAGAGTTCGGTTACAAGTTGGATAAGCGATAAGGGTGGCTGCAGAGACACCACATTCAATGTCACCGTATCTGTCACAGTTGCAAAAATCTTTCATATAACGTCTATCCGGAAAGCGTCTTTTTACATGCTGGGAACCGCCAAGGGTGAAACTTACTTTCTTGTTGTCGCAGGTAACATTTTTAACCTGGTAATCAAGTTGTAGATCTGGTGTCGATGCAGTCAGGTGATTGGTGTTCACCACTCGAATAATTACAGGAATTCCGGCTGCACCGTCTGCCGCCTCGATGCGTGATTCAACATCGCGAGTCACATTATCGACGCTGACAGTAACAGCGGGAATTTCGTTTTTAGAGTTTTCAGCGATTTGGCCAAGTTCAAATGGTAATGCCGTCCAGACTTGACCATTCCATGTGATATTTTCGTTGTTGTTGCACAAGTAGAGAATGTCACTTGGTGTGATCTGGATTTCTAGGAGCGCAACCCAGACAGAACCACTAGCAAGATTGTTTTTTTCAGCAATTGCTTCTGGTGAAAGAGGTAGCATTATCAGACCTCTTCCAATTCAACTTCGACATGGTAAATGGCTTCCCGAGTTCCGGAACTGGGAACCAGCAACCCGCCAGCATATTTCTTGGCGAATCTAACATTGACCGTTGATTCATCTGTTGGAGTTGTCCAGGAGAAGAAGAGGGAACCACCGAATGTATCGTTTTTGTAGAAACTTTTAAGAGTGTTGTAGTGAGTTTCGGTTAAGGCGTTCCACTTCAATGGCCATGTTCCACGAATTC